TCCATTGTTTATGTACGCTACTATTAACAGGAAACGGCGTTACGTCTATTGCTACCTCTTGGTCATTAAAGCTGATAATGAAATTCGAGCTGTTCGAGCTAGACGTAAGTTTACGTTTTACCTGTCTCTCAAACTCTTCTTTCTCCTCTGGAGTGTAATTAGTTCCGTTAGGTATATTGATAATATAGCCTGCGCTTAATCCGTTTTTAATAGACGAGATATACATATTCGATAGCTCCTCTTCGATTTCAGCAAATACAAGCCCAGAGCTATAGTCTGGACTACCAAAGTACTCGTTTCCAACGGTGTAAGGTCTAGCTACAAACATCGAGTTTCCTTTTTGCGCTCCAAACGCAGGAAATGAGATAGGCGTGTAATCTATATCGGTATATTTTTGCCAATTTCTAGAAAACCAATACTTCTCTATTTCGTTTTTTTCGTTTGCAATCGCAGGTATTAACATTTCTTTAGGTACGTGAGTCAAAGAGTGTAACTCTCCGCCCTTGCTTTCGATTATCTCAAAAGAAAACTCGCCGAAAACTTGAAAATCTCGCACCATTTTACGCAGTTCTCTAGGTCTTAATATCGTTTGCAGTCTACCCCAACCCTCAGCGCCTAAAGCTCCGCTCGATGTACGTAGTCCTTTGCCATATATTAAGGTAGTATAGGATTCGTTTATACTCGCATTTGTTGGCGAGCCGTTATTCCTGTCTATAATATAGTTATAGTACTGGTTTAATTTGCCGTTCATAACCCAGTCCCTAGACTTGTCCTCCATTAATGGCGGTCTAACGTAGTTTGTGAGTGTTATTAGTTTTATATCGCTCATAATATTATTACCATCTGTATAGGTTATCCGTTAGCTTATATGTTTGTGAATTTTGAGTAGTTGCTAAAACCAGACCTCTGTATACTATCTCGTTAGTTACGTCGTCGGTTAATTTTAACTGATAACTACTTTCGGCTGTAAACGTATAGTCAAACGTAAGAGCAAGCTTATAATCGCCGCCCGTTGTGTAAGTTGTTGTTAAATCTGTAGACGTTCCTAAAGTACTATCCGTAACTGTAAGCGTTAATACATTAGATGTTGAAAATCTAGGTACTAGCTTTATTGTGTGAGTCGTTAAATTAGGGTTTACTATCATAAAAACAAACTTGTATATAATTAAAACGAAAAAAGTCTCTTTTTGTTTCTATTAAGCAAAAAAAAAAAAGCCTCACAAATCAATGCAAGGCTCTTTGAGAGAATAAAACTAAATTAAGATACTACCGCTAAAAACGAGCTTTGTGTAGCCGAATCTAAGAAAGGCGCCAAATCTTTAGTTGTCGCGATTCCTGTCAAAGTATACATATTCCCGTCCGTTTTAGCTCCCCCTGTCGATGCTACGACTGTAAAGTCGATACCGTCGTCAAGTCCTAAAGCTATATAGTTACCGTTTCTGTCCACTACTACCGCCGACGGATACCCTGCCACTAATAGATTAAACTCTGCGTTTGTCGCAGCGTCCATAGATTTCAAAACGGTTGTAAGCGTCTGAGTATTTACTCTGCTGCTAGTATTTCTGTCTCCTACCATTGACTGCTCTAGTGTATTGCCGTCTCCCTCTAAAGGATAAGCAAACGCCGCAGTTAATAATACATTCATTGCCGTAGCCTCTCCGTTTGAAACGGTAAAAGCATCGGGCAGGCTGTCAAAGAGGTATAGTGTAGACTGACCGCCAAGCCCGTCTTTACACACTTTAGCTCTTCCAGATGTTAATAAACATGCCATAAGTTATTGATTTTTAGGTAGTTAGATTATAGTCTAACTGTTATATAATGTTTTAAAAAAAGGGGGTTTTTACACCCCCTAGTATTTAGGCTGTTGTTGTAAGTAACCAAACTATCTCAGCTCCGTAAGAATATCCTACAGCGCCACCGAATACAGACTTGTATAAAACGTTTCCGCTTAAATCTACTTCGTCAAGGTCTTTCACTCTAATAGAGGTCGCATCTGAAGCAAGTCCAGTCCCCATAGTTATGTTAGACTTCTCGAATAATACGATTGTATTATCTGGTAATCCGTTTACAACTTGCACGTTGTAACGTCCGTAAACTAATCCTGTGTTTGCGTCTCCACCTAATCCGTTAGCTGCTCCGTTTTGGATAAGTAACTTTGTGTAAGCATCTGCAACGTCTGGAGATACGATAAAGTTTACTGATTTACGTCTTAGTGCGTAAGGTAAAGCTCCTGTTGCTGCGTCAAATGCTGCTAGTACGTTAGTCGTAGAGATAGCCGCTCCGATTGCTGTAATCCCGTTGTTTGCTTTTATAACGTCTCCGTCTGCTGCAAACTGCGTGATTAATCCGCTCATTTGTCCTGCTGCTCCAGAGCCGTTCCAGATTTGGTTTTCAAACCACTCAGCTAATTTTCCTGCTGTATCTGCTACGATTGCGTCTGCAATCTCTTGAGGCGTTTGGTCGTTGAAAGCCGACGCACCCATAGACTCGCCGCTCCACGTTGGGCGGAAATCCTCTTTACAGATTGTAAATTCATTTTTAAACTTTGAAAGTGTTAGTACTTTCTCAGAGTAAGCTACAGCGTCAGTCGCTGCGGTAGTACCACAAGCGTAGTCTACTACTCCTAGAGTAACGTCTAAGTTTCTCAAGTTTAGCTTGTACCCTACGTCTGGTACAACGTTAATTAGTCCAAGTCTAAGAGTATCCTCTTCCTTGATAGCCTGTAGTATTATGTCTACGGCTGCACTTCCTGCATAATTTGATGTAATTGCCATTTTTTATTCTATTTTAAATTAATTAATTTACTTGTTTTGGTTTGCTAGTTTAATAGCCTCAAGGATACGTCCTTGCTTTGTTAATTTTACTTGCTTTGGTTGTGAGCTTACAGGCTCTACAGACGGCTGCGCCGAAAGTGTAACTACCTGCTCTTTTAACTCTACGTTTTTCGCCTCGATGTCAGACATTTTTGTAAGCATTTCAGACATTTTAATCTCCATACTCTCAGCGTAAGCCTTAAACATATCGTCTAAAATCTCTTTAATTACTTTCATAGACTCCTCGTCTGCGTTTACTTCCTCGATTACTTCCTCTTCAAGCTCTGCGTCTACTACTTCCTCAGCCTCTGGAGCTACTTCCTCCTCAGCCTCAGCCTCAGACATAGACTCTACTATTCCGTCTTTTACAACGATTTCGCCGCCCTCGTCGATTTTATACGTTCCGTCGGCTAGAGATACTTTCTCGCTTTCGTCTGCAATTAAAAATACAGCCGTACCAACTTCTAAAGTTTCGCCGTCGAATTGGATATCTAGCTCGCCAGATTTTACACTTCCTAGAGTTACCTCTACCTCTTGCTCTGCTCCAGATACTATCTGTTTTAGCAATGCTAGAATATTTTTGTTATTCTTACTCATTTCTATATTTGATTTTAAAGTTACTTCCTCAAGCTCTACCATTCCATCGATAGAGAAACCCTTTAATTCGCCCGTTTTGATATAGTTATTCCAAATATCGTCATTGTCTACTTTCATAGAAACGAGCCACGAGCCTTTAGGATATTCTAACCCAAACGCTGCGGACTTATCTACTTTTGGGTTTTCGACTAGCCACGACTCTACAAACGTAACGCCCTCGATAGGCTCGTCGTGTTCTAGTTTAGAGTTTAATTGAAATCCAGACTGAAAAAAGTTCTGAGAAAAATCTTTTATTGTTTCAGCGCTAAAAAACATTTCAAACTCGTTACCGTCCTCGTCTACTCTGTAGATTAATTGGTCGGGCTGTAATACTAAGCCCATTAAAATACGCTGCTCTTCGTCTACTTTCGCAAACTTTACAATCTTCTCTTGTTTAGACATTGCGATAAACGTTTCCTCTGTGGCAGGCGCGTTTACCAAACTAATAGCAAAGACTCCTTTGCTCTTTTTATTGTATTTGCCCTCGTATCTCTTCATAGTTTTATATTATATTAACGAAAAAATTCCTTTATTGTTTCACTATTTCTAAAATCCGCTGCCCTCTACTATCCGACGGTCTGCGCTTTGAGCTGTGGTAACGTCGCCACTCACAACAAATGCCTTGACGGCGTTCTCTTGCCCTTGTATGCTTTGCTGTATTGCGTTGCTCTCGCTACCCTCTACTAGATTAAACGCTGGAGCCTCTGCTCCTGCGGTATCGCCTCCGCCTAAATTAGCTCCTCCGCCTGCGCCGCCTCCACCTTTACCTAAAGCTGCTAATCCTTTCGCTAAAGCAATCCCAGAGGTAGCTATTCCGATTCCTGCTGACGTCTTTATACTTGCAATATCTAAAGGAGCTTGAACAGTATCAGCAATTTTTGCAGGGTTTGGAAACGTTCCTATAAACGCAGGTAAAGCGTTATAAGCTTTAATCCTATCCGCTATACCACGAGATGCCCCCATAGTTATTTCGGCAATACCTACGGCGTTTTCAGCAATTAAAGCCGTTGCCTGTAACGCTTTGTTTTCTCCTGCTAGAGACGACAATATACCTATACCTGCCTTTGTATGGTTTATAGTAGCGTCCTCCATTGCTCGCTTTTGCTTTTCTACATTTTCTTTAATCGCAAGCTCTTGAGCGCCTTTATCTCGCATTGCTGCAAGCCTTGAATCTTCAAGTTCATTTAATCTTTCTAGTCTAGCTTTTTCGTCTGCCTCTGTGGTATCTTTTTTTAGTTTCTCCTCTTTGATAACGCCTAGCTCTTTAAGCCTTTTTATCTCTTCGTCAATTAATTGTATTGTCCTGTTTTTTGCGGCTATTTCTGCCTCTGTAGTTTCTGGCAATAATTTAGCGTTTTCTAAAAGTGCCTCTTGTACAGCAATTAAAGATTTTGTTTCGTCTGTTAGGTTTGTTGTTTCGTCTACTGTCTCATCTATTGAGTCGTTTGTATCGTCTAAGACTATCCCTAACTCCGCTAATATTTCTTTATTTCTTTGGGTAGTTTTATTTACTACTTCTAAAGACTCGTTATAATCCTCTTGGCTACCATTTAACTTTTTTACGCCTTTCTCTAGGTCTATAGCTGCTTGAGCTTGAGCTGTATACCCGTCTTTGACACTTCCTTGTAGTTCTATTGTACTAGTAACTCCTTGCTTTTCTAAAAGCTGTCTTTTTTGCTCGGCGGCTTGCTCTTCTAAAGTTCCCTCAATTGCCTCTAAATTAAACTTTCTGTTATTCCTAGCTATTTGCTCTCTTAAGGATAAAGTTCTTTCCCCTACCTCTTGAGCGTCCTCGCCTGCCTTTTTTAACTTTTCTGCAAGTTCCTCCTCTTGTGAAGATATTAAAATCTTTTGTATTAATTGCTCGTTAACACCTTTTAAAGCGGTCTTTAATTGCTGATTAGTTACTTTCTCCGCAGATATATTTTTTAAGAAATCTGGGTATTTATCTTGCAACCCTTTTATTATTTTTACTCTTTCTCGCTCGCTTGTGTTAGTATCTAGTAGCTGAGACTCTAACAAAAACAACTCTGTTTGTTCATCTCTTAAAGCATCTGCCAAATCCTTTGTTGGCGTTAAGAAAGATAAAACGGCTGTACCTGCTTGAATAAATCCTCTAACTAAGTTATTTATAATATTAGAGCCGTCCTCTATAGATAAAAGAAAACCCTCCCAAGCCGAGCCTAGTTTTGTTGTATCTCCTGTTAAGTTGTCAAGCCTAACCTCTGCCATTTCTTTTGCAGCTCCTGCGGCATCTTCAAACTGTTCCTCTAACTCTGCTATTTGGTCTCCGCCCTCCGCAAGACTTAAAAAAGACTTAGCGCCTACAACTCCCACAAGCTCAATAGCTGTATTAAGTTTATTCGATGAGCCACTTACTTTGTCCATCGCCTCCTGTAGAGTAATTCCTTTTTTGTTAAGCTCTATAAAAGTCTTTGATAATCCCGTTCCCGCTACACTTCCTTTTAGTCCGTTGTTTGCTAAAACTCCTAAAAGAGCCGCAGTTTTTTCTATACTTACACCTGTAGCTCTAGCCGCAGGCGCAACAACCTTTAAACTTTCTCTTAACGCCTCAAAATTTAATGCAGACGTCGAGGTACTTTTTGCCATTACGTCAACTACTTTTTGAGTATCCTCCGTAGTTAAACCAAAGGAACGCACTACAGAGCCTGCAAGCTCCGCAGCACTAGCTAGGTCTACCTCTAAAGACGCAGCTAAATCTAATATTGACGGCGTAGAGTTCTCAATATCTTTAACAGTAAAACCTAATTTTGCTAATTCGGTCTGTAAAGAAACAACTTGTATTGCTGTAAATTGTGTTGTAGCTCCTAACTCTTTAGCTTGTTTATTTAACGAGCTTAACTCGTCTGCCGTCTTGCCTGTAACCGCCTGCAATGTACTAAAAGACTTCGCAAACTTTGCGCCTGTTTTTACCGCAGACGTAAATAAACCTACTAAAGCGCCAACCGCTATAACTATCGCACCTATTCCAGACGAGGCAAAAGCGGCTTGTAATTTTCCTAGCATTGGTATAGCTCCTCCTATTGCGCCTTTTAATCCTGCAAATCCTCCAGACAAAGCCTCGCCAGATTTTTTCGTAGACTTAGCAGTTTTGTCTACTTGTTTGTTTAAATCTTTTAGTCCTTTCTTTGCGTCCTTATCGTCTAGCGTTAACTTTACTTTTACCTCTTTCATTATCTGTTAGCTTTTATAATTCGTTTTACTTTTTGTTTTAATCCTCTCCAAGTTGTTACCATCTCGTTTTTACCTTTTGCGATTTCGGTATAATCCCCTGCGCCGTAAAACTCTCCTCGTCTTAGCATATCGATTACCTCTGTAATGTGATTACTCATTTTGTACTATTGTTATATCTGTTGTTATTGAATCCTTTACGTATCGTATTATCATGCTACGAGTTCCAGACGGCGACGCCCACTCGTCTACGGATATAGTCGCTAGGTTGTTAGCCGTTCCCTCTACGCCCGTAGTTATCCAAGACGTACCGCTACCGTCTGCAATTTTAGTAACCGTATAGCTTTCTATAAATTCCACATTAAAAGCCATATCCGTAGCCCACCTTTCAATATTAATAATAGACGGAATGTATACTCTATTTTGTAGGGTAGTATCAAAGCCGTTTATTAGCTCTAACTTTGTTAAGCCGTTTAAGAGGTTATAAGAGTACTTATTTATTCTGTAGTCTATTTCTCCGATTGCGATAACATCGTTTAACTCTAGCCTTGTAACTATCTGTATTGGCAAGTTTGCGGTATACATAAACGTTCGCCTCTTTAGTTCAAATATTGCCGTTACATAATCCTTGTAATGTATACTATATAAATTATTTACTAAGCTCTCTCCCGTAAAGTTGCTAAACTCCGCCTCGAATAGATTTGCATAGACTGGCGCTACAGGACCAAAGTGATGTA